TAATAAGTATGAGGATATAGAAACCGATTTTGAGTATGAAGAAGGTTTCGGGTATAAAGTAAAAAAAGCAAAACATAATTTAAGATTTTATGCTGATAAATTAAGATATGGTTTTGCTAAAAATGTGTTTATTGACTACACCCTACCAGATACTTCTAATACTGTTGAGGGTAGTAAATGTTATTTTGAAGATGCATGGAATAGTGTAGATTTAGAATACTTATCAAGTCTAATGGGTGTGAAATGTAACATACACTTGAAGGACAATACAGCACAAGCTTCATTTGATTTTCCTGTTAAGTTACATGGTTGTACTTTTGAATTAACAGATAATTTTATTACAGTTTCAGGCAATAATGGGATTGTTGGTTACTTAGCTGCGCCATTTATGACGGACGCAAACGGTAATGAAGGATTGGTTACATTAACTTATGATAATGATGTAATAACCTATTCAGCAAATACAGAATGGCTTAAAACTGCTATATACCCTGTAATTATTGACCCTACAACTTATCAAGTAGGTGCTAGTGCTGATGATGGGTATTGGTATGGATCAACTTTTAACAATAATGCATCTCAAGTTGATATAGGTAGGCGTTTTGATACAGTACGTAACGCATTTGCAAGGTTTACATCCGTAGCAGTAGCGCAGGGAGCAACAATTTCCGCTGCAAAAATTACATATATATCCATTGTAAATTTAACAGGTTCTTCACCTGTCACAAAAATTTATTTTAACGATTCAGATGATGCGGTTGCGCCAACGACTGCAGCTTTAGCGGAAGGAAAAACATTAACTACAGCTAATGTTGACTGGACAATATCTGATACAACAAGTGGTAGCTCATATGATAGTCCGGAAATAAAAGCAGTCATCCAAGAAATAGTTAATAGGGCGAGTTGGTCATCGGGAAATGCTATGATGCTGCTACATAGAGATAATGGAAGCACAAATGGTTATTATAGGTCTTTTCGCACTTATAATTATAACCCATCATCGGCACCAAGCTTGACAATAACTTATACAGCAGGAGACAACGAGACGGTTACACCTACAGTCGGTACTGCAAATGCGATTGGATTAGTTAGTAGCACCGCAACATCGAACACAAGGACGGTTACACCTACAATCGGCACTGCAACGGCGGTTGGATTAGCAAGTACAACTAGTGTAAATGTTTTAATTACATCTACAATTGGTACTGCAACCGCAACTGGGCTAGTTAGTAGTACTGCAAATGTAACAACACAAGTGGTCACACCGACAATCGGCACTGCAACGGGCAAAGGGCTAGTTAGTAGTACTGCAACATCTAACACAAGGACGGTTACACCTACAGTCGGCACCGCAACGGGCGAAGGGCTAGTTAGTAGTACTGTAAACGCAACAACACAAGCGGTTACACCTACAGTCGGCACTGCAACCGCAACTGGGCTAGTTAGTAGTACTGCAAACGCAACAACACAAACTGTTACGCCGACAATAGGCACTGCAACCGCGATTGGATTAGTTAGCAGTACTGCAACATCTAACACAAGGACGGTTACACCTACAGTCGGCACCGCAACAGGCGAAGGGCTAGTTAGTAGTACTGTAAACACAACAACACAAGCTGTTACGCCGACAATCGGCACTGCAACCGCCGTTGGTATAGATTGTGATGTTAGCACAACAACTACAATAAATCATGCTATTTATGAGTTTTTAGCAGGAGCAAAAAAAACCGCATTTACAGCAGAATCAAGACCTGATTTTGTACCAAATTCAAAAATAAAATTTGAGGTTACAAGATGAATGTATTTAAAAAACAAGTATCTGAAATAGTACCGATTTCTGTGGATTTCACAAATTTACTAGCCACGAGTGAAACAGTCGCGAGCATGACAGCAGTTGCAACCGACACGGATGGAACGGTCGTAACATCAACTATAATTGACAGTAATAGTATAACTACACCTATTTGCTATGTTACTGTCAAAGCTGGTACAAGCGGTACAAGATACACAATAACGATTGTAGCAACAACAAGTTCCAGCAACGTGTATGAAGAGGACGTATTTCTTGATGTATATACAGATATAAACATGCTAATTGATGTTAGAAGAGCACTAAGGATTATAAGCACTAGTTTTGACGATGAAATAAATGATTTAATTTTGGCTTGTAAAGATGATCTGCAACTTTGTGGACTTCTTGGTGAAAAAATACTTGATACTGATGCACTTATAAAACGCGCTATTATAGTATATTGCAAAACAAATTATGGGCTAGATAATCCAGACGCTGAAAGATTTCAAAAATCATATGATATGTTGAAAAATCACATGTCATTATCTACTGATTATGCATATTATATGATTACATTTGTTGTCGTTAATGCCTCTGCCGTAGTAATAGACGAGGCGAAAATCACGTTTGACGGTGTTACAAAGTACACAAATTCAGCAGGTACAGCAGTGTTTTATATGCACGGTGGTAATAATTATACATATGCAATATCGCATGAGGATTACATTAATTATGTGGATTCGGATGGCGATAACTACAATGTAGATGTATCTGCAAGTGCAACAATTGATATAACTATGACTACAAGCTAGGCGGTGAGGTATGAGATGGTCTGATGAAGTAATTTTAAAATCATATACCTATGCTGAAAATGACATAGGCGACAGTATAAAAACAAAATCTGAAAGAAAAGTATATGCAAACAAAAAAAGTGTAACCAGGACTGAATTTTATCAGGCAGTAGCAGTTAGTTTGCATCCTGAAATAATTTTTGAGGTTATGACTATTGACTATGAAAACGAAAAATTATTATCTTATGGCAGTATTGAATATAATATTTTAAGAACATATTCTGCCAACTTTGAACAGACTGATCTAATTTGTGTTTTAGCATCAACAGAGCAAAGGGGCTGATAAAATGGGAATGCCAAAATCTGTAACTAGATACAGCAATAAAAACGGTGTTACATTTATTTCCAATGTTGATGCAATAAAGTACACTTTGAAAGAATTATCCAGAGCAGCGCTTCGAGATGTTGCAAAGGTTCTTAGAAAAAAAATCATATTCAAACTCAAAAAATTACCAGGCATGAAGAAAAATAGAAGGCTTTTTAAGTCGACACAATATTGGGTTAGGAAGCGAGAAGCCGACTTACAGATTGGGTTTAAGCATAACACCTGGTACGGAGTAAACCAGGAATTAGGCACTAATAAAATGAAAAAACTCGGGGTATTAAGAGACACAGTATTTGAAAGTTTAAGAGAAATACAAGAAATTGAGTCGAGGTATCTATCTAATATTGATAGCCCTGGTGCAATTTACGAAGGAGAAACAATAAGCGGGGATGGTGCGGAATAATGGCAAAAGTAGTTGATATAAGAACACAAATTGAAGCACTATTAAAAACAGTGCATGCAAGATCGTATTTTGAAAAAGCACAGAGTTCTGCTGCACTTCCTTACGTTGTTTTTGACCTTCCAAATTCTGTTGACAGTGGAGATTTAGAGAATTTTGTACTTGATGTAACAAGTTGGGATAGCGCAGATGATACAACCGCACTTGAAACACTTGTTGAAAATATTGATGCAGTGCTGCATAAAACATCTGTAACGGTTTCTAATTCAGTGGCATTTACAATGTATAGAATGAGTAGAATTTCAAACACGGTTGACGATGTAAACAGGAGGTATTACACATATCAATGTCGCACGTACGGCATAGTCTAGGAGGTTTTTAATGGATGATGTAAGTATCAAGAAAGAAGAAGCAAAAAACAATCTAATTGTATCAAATGAAGAATTACAAAAAGGCTTATTGTATGAACTCAATAGGTCTATTTTTCACACTATTAACATGCAAATGGTTATTTATGAAGGTGAAATTTTCATCGAAGATCACCGAAAAGATGGTATAAGTTTTGAAAAACTTGACAAAAAATTAGCAAGACAAGGTGAAGAATTTATTATCAAAGAACAGGAAAAAAGATTTAAAAAGCTTGGTTATATAGCTCAAATATAAGGAGGTTATCAAATGCCAGTTATGACAGCAACAGAAACACAAACTAACAATATGTTATTAGACACAGGGACGTTATACCTAGATTACGGCGAAGCAGGCGAGAGAATACTAGCGCCAACTATGGGCGGTAACTCGTTCGTGGTAGAACAGGACATAAGAATTATAGAAAGGGATGGCGCTCTAGGAAAAGAAAAAGGATTAAGGCGAGTAATAAAGGAAGATGCAACATTGACATGCCGATTTAAAGATATTTCATATGCTAATTTAAAAATGGCGCTTGCTGGTTCGGTTTTATCTTCTGTCACGGTAACAGGAACATTGACAGGCACAATTGCATCAACGGAATACTTTACAAATGTGACCTGGATTGGAACAGATATGGAAGGTAAAAACAAGATTATAACTCTTACAAATGCAATGGGAGACAACGGTTTGAGCATGGATTTTAACGATAAAGACGAGGCAATAATAGAAATCGCTTTTGCTGGTCATAGAGATCCTACCACGGCAACAACTGCGCTGTATACAATAGCAGAGTCAGAAACAGCATGTACAGACATGAGCGCATTAACAGTTACTACAGCTGATTTAAATCCAGCTTTTAGCGCGTCTGTGTACACATATGGTGCTAGTGTAGCAAATGGTGTATCGTCTGTAACAGTTACCCCTACAAACGCAAGCGCAGACGAAATTACAGTCGAAGGAATAGTTGTTGCAAGCGCTGGAACTAGTGCTGCGATAGCACTCAGTGTTGGAATCAATGAAATTACGATTGTGAATAAGGAAGATGAAAAGACAAACATAACTTATACAGTTTGGTTAAACAGATTAGCAGCATAATTGAATAAAACCAGTCCTATGATTTAGGGCTGGTTTTTATTATTTTGAAAGGAAAATAATCATGGAAAATAAAGAAGTAGCTTTAGAAAGCAAGTTTGAGTTAAGAGGATTAATAACAGCAGATGTATTTAGGCTGCTTAAAATTATCGGCAAAATGAGACTAAGACCGCAAATAACATATACTATCAAGGACGAAACAGGAAAAGAAATAATTAAGACAAAAACACAAGAAGAAGTAGGATACGAATTGTTGTTTGCGTTCATCGAAAATATTCACCTGGCTGAAAAAGATGTATGTGATTTCCTAGGTAATTTGGCTGCAATTACAGGCGAAGAATTCAACAAAATGCCTATCGAAGATACTTTTGAATTTATATCTGAATTCAAGAAAATACCAGGCTTACTAAATTTTTTCAAAACAGTAGGTACTATAATGAAACAGAAATAATAGACCTACTTTTAAGCAGATATAGCAATATAGATTACATAATGAATATGGATATAATTGACGGATTGAAATTAATAAATAAAGCTTTTAAAAAACGAGAAGAGCGTAAAAACTGGGAAATATGGCTTGCTAAGTACCAACACATGGACAAAAGCAACTTTATTTCTTTTGAAGATTTCATAAAAAAGAGTAATAAACCTGTCAATAATCTTTCTGAAGAAGAAGTTGTAAAAAATTCTGAAAGTGTTAGAAAAGTACATCAAAGAATTCATCCTGGTGTAAATCCAAAAAAATTAAGTAAAGAAGAGATTCAGGCACTTGTTAAGGGCGGTGAAAAATAATGGAACTGTTTAAGTTGTTTGGGAGCATACTAGTAGACAGTACAGGAGCTGACAGCAAAATAGAAAGCACTGATAAAAAAGCTTTTAGCTTAGGAGGAACACTTGGGAAAGTTGGTGGTGCTGCCGTTTTAGCTGGCGCTGCTTTAGCTGGAATGGCAGTTGCTGCCGGTACTGCTATATTTGGATTGGCTACAAATACAGCTGAGGTAACAGACAGAATTGATAAAATGAGCCAAAAAATAGGACTTAGCAGAAAGGGATTCCAAGAATGGGATTTTATCATGTCTCAATCTGGATCATCTGTCGAAGTTTTGCAAAGTGGATTTAAAAAGTTTACTGGTGTTATGGATGATGCAGTAACCGGAAATAAAAAAGCTACTGGAGCATTTAAAGAATTAGGAATATCAACAGGAGAGTTGAAAAAATTAAGTCCAGAAGAAACATTTGATAAAACTATTATTGCACTTCAAAACATGCCTGAGGGCGCTCATAAATCTGCACTTGCAAATGATTTACTAGGTCGGTCAGCTTCTGAACTTGCACCATTAATTAACGGTGCAGCTGGAAGTGTAGAGGAAATGAGAGACAAGGCTAACGAATTGGGGCTTGTACTTGGTGACGACGCTATTGATGCTGGTGTTGTGTTTACTGATTCTATGGATCAAATTAAAAGATCCGTAAGCGCTGCTTTTGCTACTATTGGCGCTGAGGTTATGCCTATTGTACAAACTTTTCTCGATTGGGTTATGACAAAAATGCCATTAATACAAGGTATTATGAAAACTGTATTCGGGAAAGTCGGAGAACTGGTAGAAATAATAAGTATGGAATTTACAGAATTGCTATTACCTGCATTGATGGAATTATGGGGATGGATTGAACCCAATATTCCTGAAACTGGTAATATTTTTGAAACTGCATTTAATATAATTGTAGAGGCTATAAAGCTTGTAACTGATGCAATAACAGGGTTCATCGATATAATAGGATTGTTAATAGATAACTGGGCAATAGTTGAGCCTATTCTGGTTGGTTTAGCAGCAGCAGCGGTTACATTTGGATTATTAACATTAGCAATAAATGCAGTAGGTATTGCAATAGGTATATGGACAGCAGTGACAGCTGCAGCTACTGTGGTAGCTACTGCGTTTGGTGCTGTAATGTCTGTTGTTTTATCTCCTATAACATTAATAGCAGTAGCAATAGGATTATTAGTTGCTGCTGGTTGGCTATTATATAAAAATTGGGATACTGTTAGCGCGTTTTTATTAGGTATGTGGGATGCAATAAAGGCAGCTTTTGAGGTTTCAATAAATGCAATTATGGAATTCTTGCAAAGTACCTGGACATATATAAAAGATGTTATAATAATGCCTGTTTATAATTGGTTTAAAGATGTTTTATCTAAAATATGGGACGTTGTAAGTGCTGCGTTTATAACTGCACTAGATATTATAAAAACTTATATTAGTAATAAGTTTCAAGCTATAAAGGCTGTAATAATGCCTATTTATAATTGGATTAAAAATGTACTCAGTAAAATATTTAGTGTTATGTATGAAATTTTTGGAGTAGC